CTGGCCATATAAAACACGTTTAGGCTAGGTTTTGGAGCTCGCCAGCCACGGATACGCGGACAGGGCCAGCACCTAGGGCCAGGCGGCCGACAATCACGTCACCTTGGTAGATGACCTTGGTGTCGGCACCAGTGGTCTGGATGGAGGGCCCGATGCCCTCGAGCACAGCAGCAGCGTCCCGGTGGTAGATCAGGCCGCAGCTGTTGGTGAAGGAGGCCGCAGTGCCGTAGCTGTTGCGGGCGCCGTAGGTACCAGAACCGCCAGCGGTGTCGGTCTCAATGACCGCACCAGTCGGGGAACCGTAACGACCCAGGAAGGGCACGTTGTTGGAGCGGCGGATGCCGATACCTGCGATGCTGTAGAGGCCGTCGCCGGTGTTCAGGTTCCCCTGGCTGCCACCATACTCCCGGTTGAGGATGTTGGTGTCGACCTGGGAGATCAGGGCGTAGTACTGACGAGGAGACAGCACAGCAAAGCGACCGTCCTTGGGAGCGGACACTTCGTCCAGGCGGGCAGCAGCTTCGAAGAAGCCGTCGACCAGAGCCTGAGCATTGTACTCCTGGTTGGCACCGATGTTGATGCGGAAGCCGCCGGGTTCGCCGGTCACAGGGGCAGCAAGGCTGGCCGCCCGGGACAGGGTCCGACCGATGCGACGGTCGTAGAACTCAGCCAGGGATTGGCCGATCTGGCGGGCAATGGGGCCACGCACATCATAGTGGGAGATCACCTCATCCAGCGAGTACACGAAGGCACTGGCGACCAGGAGGTCATCCAGCTCGATCGTGGTTTCGGCGGACGGGGGATCACCGGAGCCTAGGATGGCGGTACCAGGGGTGTGGTACGCGGCGGTGATGCGACCAGTGTGGATGAACTGGTGGGAGCGACCGTTGGAGATCTGCTTGTTGAGAACAGTCTCCTTGAAGATCGTGGCGTTGCGAAATGCCTCGTACACCTCACCGCTGAACAGCTTAAGGAAGAGGGCCCGCTGGTCACCGGCCTTGTTAATGCGGCCGGGTTGGGTTACAGAAAAAGTCACAGAATTAAAGTCGAAGGGATGTGAACCGATCGACTGAGCTCAGTCAAATATGAAGCGCAAAGAATCAACGGGTATGGATTATCCTCCGCAGAGGGTCCAACCGAACGTTCGGTTATTAATGGGAACCACCCAATACCAGCCCCGGGAGTCGAACCCGGGGTACACCATCTGGCGTTATGGGCTTAGAGCAGGTCGCCTGAGACGGCTAGGCGATCTTCCACGTCAAGGCGGAACGCTGGATCCTGCTGGTAGCGAGGGTTGGACAGGTCGCGGCGCAGCTCGGCATCAGATCGGTAGGGCTTGACCCCAGAGGTCTTGGCTCGACCACCTGACACGACTTCACCGTCGAAGCCTACGGCCGCCTTGTAGCGGTTGGTGAGGGCCTCCACGGCAAACCGTGTGGCGGCCTTGTTGCCGGAGGTGATGACCTGGTCGTAGGAGGCCCGATCCTCAGGGGATAGGTTCTCGGCTGCCCAAGCCAGGGCCTGGTTGTAGGCCTCTTGGCCACCTACTGCGGTGACGATTTCCTGAGCCTCGGCATCCGAGATAGGAGCCTGGATCTCAGTCTGGGACTGGAGCTGCTGCCAGGCCTTGATTAGGTCGGCACTAGGTAAGGCCTCGAGCTTGGCCACGGTGGCCTCATCGAGTTTGCCTTCGTTCTTGTAGAACTCCTCAGAGGCCTCCTTGAGGGCCGTGACGGCCTCCGAATCCTCCTCTGCAGGGGTTTCTTCAGGAGCAGCCTCAGGGGTCTCTTCCTGGTCATCCTCGGAGGACTCACCCTTGGCAGCCTGCTCTGCCTTGTAAGCCAGCTCCTTCTGCATCAGGGCGTAGACCTCGGCGGCCGACTTGCCCTGGTACTTCTCGGGAAGGGAGCCGATCTCAGCCTCCTGGGCTTCGCGGGCACGGCTGAAGAGGCCTTCCTCCTGGCGGGCTTCCTCCTCGGCGAGGCGGGTGCCTACCTCGAGGGCCTGCTGCTCGGCAGCGACCCGCATAGATTCCTGGATGTCGTTGTCGATGCTCATGATTCAGAGGTGAGTGGTTCTGCTATGATAAGAGGAAGTTGGTTGAAGGCTGGGGTCCGAACAAGAGATCGCGCCCCGATTTGGGGCTTGCCCACCTTGTTCTTGACCGTAGGCTTGCCCACAATGGGGCGAGTAGTAGAACGGATCGACAGCTCGATGGTCTCGGAATTAAGGGGCTCCGGCTGGGGCTCCTGGGGGCGCTGCGGCTGGATTGCCAGCGGGGGCGGCGCCTGCTTCGGGGTTGACGTAGGCACTGAGCGCGTCGATCGCTTCGGGGTTGGCACGGGGATCCATCATGGGGGCTTTGACCAGCTGACCTGCCTGGTCGACCAGGGACTGCTGGATTTGGGCGGCTTGGGCTTCCTGTTTGGCCTTGGTCTGGTCCTCTTGGGTGATGAGCAGGCCGACAGGGTCGATGCCATCTGAGGTGAATAGGCGCTTAATGAACTCGTCAACGTTCACCCGCTGGGCGAAGACCTCAGGACCGAGTGCCTGCTGAATGGTGGTGGCCACCCGCAGCAGAGCCTCTCGATCTTGGCCGCGGCCGATGCCGTCGAGGCCAGCTACCACAGTGGGCAGCACCAGGCCCTTGGGCAGCTTGGGCAGCTGACCCTTGCGCTGGAGCACCGACAGGCGGCGCTTCAGGAAGGGAACAGCCACCTCAGTGGTAAGGGTGCCCACGATCCCAGACATCTGCTCCATGACCTCCTGCTGGACCGTACGGACCTCTTCGGCCGTGGTGCGTTCCGACTGGCGGACAGACAGGATCAGGAAGGCCTCGGATAGGGACTTGTTCAGGGACTGGGCCATCTGGAAGGCGGTGGCCAAATCGGCCTGCTTTCCGGTGACCACGGCAACCAGATCCTCAGGGCGTCCCACCAGGATGTCGCCGTTCTCAGCCTGAGCAAACTCGGCCGGCTTGGTGATGGCTCCTGGGTTGAGTAGATAGAGGATCTTGGCAGCCACAGCTGATCCCTCGACCAGAGACTTGGTAAGACCTTCGAGGCTGATCAGGTCCCCAATGAACTCCTCCAGGCGACCACGGCCGTAGTTCTCGCCGTCGACAATGTTGAAGCGAAGCGGGATCCAGGCGGGAGCATCGACAGGGCACTGTCCTTCAGACCCGGCCAGCTTGACGCCATCGATCTCCTGATACCAGCGCCACTGGCCGTCCTTGACCTTGGCCCAGGTGTAGACCAGGACCTCGCCTTCCTCGAGTGTGACCTCGGTGACCGATGAGGGGCCAGCAGAATCCTTCTGGACTCCATTGGGTTTCTGCTCGTCGGTCTGGTATTTAGGAGGCAGGGTGTCGCGGTCGACTCCTTCAACGGTGACGATCTCGACAGGACGACTGTTGCCATCTCGGACGCAGACGTACCGATCGAGTGGGTAGAACTTGAGACCTTCTTTGCTGTCGAACAGCAGGCCATTGCCTGTGGCAACCGAGTGGCGAATGCCCTGGGTCAGCACGACCCGGTCTAAGCCGCCTGTAATGCTCTGGTTGACAATCCGCTCCATCTTGGCCAGACTGGCGTCAACTTCGGAACGAATCTTGGCATTCAGCTCAGGGTTGGCGACGAACTCACCATCTGACACCTGGAGCTTAAAAAATGACGTGTTCACAGGGAACAACGCCATCATAATCTTGGAGGTGAGGACGTTACAGCCCCGAGCTCCCATGGACTGCCAGGGAGTAGGCAAGTCGCTTCCAGCACTATGACCCGAAGGTGGCAGCAGGTATGGAAGAGACAGAGCGGTAGCCTTGCGAGCGGCTGCCAGGGGATCTGTGCGGTCTGATGTCAGAAACTCGTAACGTGATGCTGCGGTGCGGTTTCTCATGGCTTACTCCCAGCTAGAGGGATAAGCAGCCGTGATGGACCCTTGGCCGCTCGCTTGGGTGCAGTGCGCTGGTCTTCGGTCCTTCGAATGATTCCAGCGCCTGTAGGTGTGGAAGCCATCCACGACGGAAGCACAGGCGGCGGGGGTGCGGGTTCCGGCTCCTTAGGCGGTGGTGGAAGCGGTGGAAGCGGTGGAAGCGGTGGCGCTTTCCGTCTACTGAGACACATGGGCTACATTGCAATGGAGAGGCGAGACTTGGCCCGCTGCACCCTCTGACTATATAAACCAAACGGGCTTTCCAATGTGAGGTTCTCAGCAGATCGGGCTGATGCCTGGATGGATTCGATGGTTCCTATGCCACCGGCAAGTTGCATGGTTTTCTCAATGGTATTGCCTGCGGCAGTTAATCCGAGATCAGGTTTTTCAGGTGCAGCAATGGCTGGTGCTTGAGTGACTGGTGCTTTATTTACTCTCCCCTTTAAGAGGATGATAGAGGCGTTGCTGCCACCCTTTGAGAGGGCGGAGGTGCGGCTGATATAGGTGCCAGACTTGCCTCCTATGGACTGACTCGGCTTTGCAGGCCTACTAGGGATACACATAACTACAGTGACAGAGTATCATGTCAGATCTTGGTCTAGGTTGAAATTTTCCTTGGCTGTCTTCAGGCGCCGGCAGATGTCTACCTGGCCGGCTCGGAAGGCAAATTCCTTATCGGTCAGGCTGATAGGAGGATAGGCATCTGGAAAGGCCTCGATGAGCTGCTCAACAAGGACGCGAAGGGGGTCAGCCATAGGAGGGTAGATCGACGTTGGAAGCCTCGAAGAAGGCAGGCATCCGAGCAGAGCGTGTGGTCCTGAGCTCGGGGGCCTTGCCTCTTTCGAAAAGGTTGTCAGAGGCTTGGAGCCAGAAGGTGCTGCTCAGCTGTGGGTTGCCGATGGTGGCCATGGGGAGCCGGTCGAAGACCCAGTCTACGGTAGCCTTCCGAAGAGAATTGAGACTTGGTGAGGGCTTGAGTCCCAGCTCGGATGCAACCATGTGGTGCACCGCGACGTGGACCTGCTCGTCACGGCTGATGTCAGCAGCGACGGTTCGGATCCCGACGTCCCCGGCGAACCGGAGGAATGGCAGCAACACGAAGAAGACAGACCGCTCTAGGATGGCCGCCTTCAGGATGGGATGGTCGGGGTGATTGACCCAGGCGTCCCTGATGTTCAATCCTGTGGCCTCGTCTTTGACGTGGGTGCCATGGGCATCGACCACGAACTGGAGGGCTTGGTCATGGCGTTCCTCGTCAGCCATGTTGGATTCTAGGGCAGCCACCACACCTTCAGTGGGTGGGAGATCCCGAGCAAGTCCGGCCTCAAGAAGGTCACGGACAGGCAACTCGAGATGCCGTAGAGCCAGGCAGCGGCTAAGGGTTTCAGAGGTCTCAATCTTGACTGAGCCTTTGGAGACTTGGGTAGGTGTCCATTTTCGCTTGCGGGTAAGAACGGAGACATAGGGGCTGGTCATTGAAGGGGTCGGCAGGTGTTCACTTTCGCCAGATATCACAATCACAATTACTTAAGGAGAGCACCACCTTTATGTAGGCAAAAGAGCAGAGAGCAAAGAAGATCAGCAGAGCGA